GGATATAAACTAGGTGATGATCTTTATATCATGAACAGTGTTAGGTATGTTGCTTCTGATGGTTGGCCTTATGAAACATATAAGAATGGTACTCCAGTCAGATCACTTGAAAATGGAGCATCTACAAGAGCACCTTTCGGTATTATGGAACCTACTTTGCACGCAATCTACGGTATTTATACAAGCGAACTAAACGAATATTATAAGGCAAGTTAATGGCAATCATAGAAATTAAAAGAGCAGCTGAAAGAAAACTCCAAGCATTAACTCCTAGTATTCCAATAGCATGGGAAAGCGTAAGTTTTGAGCCTCCTGTTGGTTTATATCAAAGAGTTCAATTTACGATTCAAACTCCTGATGATCCTGTACTTGGTACGGGCTTTCACAGAGAGAGACTGCAGATGCAAGTGTTTGTTATTGGTGCAGGTAATAAAGGAACTTCTGAAGTTATTACTCATGCTGAACTGATTCGTGAGCACTTTAAAAAAGGTCTAGTGCTACAAGAAGGCAATATTAAAATTCATGTACTGCGAACGCCGCAAGTAGCTGGAACTACTATTGCATCCGAAAGAATAGTCTGCCCTGTAATCATTCAATTAGTTGCAGAAGTATATTCTTATTAAGACACGGTTGCTGAACCTAAATCAGTACATTTGCAAATGTTGATAATTTAAATTAAGGAAAATAATATGATTGCTAAAGGCACTTCAAAACAAGTTGGCTATAAAAAGGAGTCCAGCTTCGGCGTACTCGCAGGTAATACTTCAGGTAAACTACTTCGTCGTGTAACTGCTAACTTCAATCTAACAAAAGAAAGCTACGAAAGTGCAGAGCTAAGAACTGACCGTCAAGTTGCAGATATGCGCCACGGTGTACGTTCTGCTGATGGTACTTTAAACGGCGAACTATCTTCAGCTTCTTATGCTGATTTCATGGGTTCTGTCGTAGGTAAAGATTTCGTAGCTGTAACGCTAGGTTCTGCTGCTCAAACCACTGTTACTGCTGTTGGTAGCGTCTATACTCTAGTGCGTGCTACAGGCTCATGGTTAACTGATGGTCTAAAAGTAGGTATGGTCATTCGTGCTTCTGGTTTGAGCACTTCAGGTGATAACTCCAAGAACTTACTCGTAGCAGCACTAACCGCTACAAACGCTGTTGTTATGCCTTTAAACGGCTCTACAATGACTGCACAAGGTACTGCTACTAGCGTTACGATCACTGCTCCCGGTAAACAAACCTTTGTTCCTACCACTGGTCACACTGATGATTCTTACACTGTAGAAGAATTCTATTCTGATATCGCTCAGTCTGAAGTCTACACAGGTATGAAGGTAAATAGTCTAGCCGTTCAACTGCCTGCTACTGGTTTGACAACTATTGATGTTGCATTTGCTGGTAAGGATTTGACTCAAACAGGTACTACTCAGTATTTCACATCACCTACTGCTCAAGGTACTACTGGTATTTTTGCTGCTGTTAACGGTGTTATGCTTGTGCAAGGTGCTCCAGTTGCTTTGATTACATCTGCGGATTTCACCATTGAACGTGCTACTGAAAATGCTACTGTTGTTGGCTCTAACTCGGTCGCTGATATTTTCACTGGTCTTATTCGTGTTAGCGGTAACCTAAGTGTTTACTTCCAAGATGCAACTTTCCGTGACTACTTCAACGCTGAAACTCCTGTATCTTTAGTGCTAAGTGTAACTGCTGATAGTTCTGCTACTGCTAACTTCGTTGCGTTTACTTTACCTAAAGTTAAACTAGGTAGCTTCAACCGCGATGATACTGAGCTCGGTTTAACAGCATCTTCAAGCTTTCAAGCTTTACTAAATGATGTAACAACTGCTGGTCTACCTTCAACAACAATTCAGATTCAAGACTCTGCAGCTTGATTTTAATTTAAAATTATGATATAATCCTCACTGGCTAACAACTGGTGAGGATTTTTCTTTATGTATTATGTATATTTGCACAAAAAACCAGATGGATCGGTATTTTACGTTGGAAAAGGCAAAGGTAATAGAGCTTATTCAAAACACAATCGAAATCCGATATGGAAGGCTACTGTTAGAAAATATGGATACTCTGTTGAGATTGTTGAACAAGGTTTACAAGAATGGTATGCTTTTGAACTTGAAGAATTGTTAACATATTACTATGGTTTGAAATCAGATGGAGGTTCTTTAGTAAATATGTGCTATGGTGGCGGTGGAAACAATGGCTATCTTTTTACAGATTCAGTAAAGAAAGTTATATCTCTCAAAAACTCTGGAAATGGTAACGGTAGGTCTGATAAAAATATCTATAGTTTTATAAGACTACACGATGGATTAGAGTTTACCGGCACTCGGCAAGAATTCACAATTCAATATAAAATAAAAGTTTCTGATCTTTTTAACTCTAAAGCCTTAAGTACAATGGGTTGGATTTTAAAAGAAAACTTATTAAAGGTTGATAAAACTAAATTTGACCCCACGGTGTTTGTTTTTGTTCACACAGATGGTAGGAGAATTATAGCAAACAGGAGAGACTTTACAAAAGAAACAGGTGTAGATATCAAAGGTTTATTTAGGACTCCGCCTAATCGTAATAAAATGGTAAAAGGTTGGAGCTTAGATAATTGACGATAACCCCTTGGTCACAAGCCGAGGGGTTTTTCTTTATTTAAAAGTATATTCCACCTCTTGATTTATCCTGTATTATATGTTATAATCAGTACTTCATTAACAATAATAGAAAGGAAATATTATGACATTCGATTTGAAAAATCATAATTACACGGAGATTGCCGAAGCTGGTTACGAATTTGAACTAAAGCTTCCCGGTACTGGTGAGGGTACAGGTGCGTTTATTACAGTTCGTGGTGACCAATCCAAGACTGTAAAAGCATTCGGTCGTAAGAAATACTCAGAGTTTAAACTTCGTGAACAGCAAGCTAAACGCCGTGGTAAAGAAGCCGAGGAAATGACTCTAGAAGAAGCTGAAGAGTTATCAATTGAGTCAGCCACTGTGCGTATCATCTCATGGAAAAATATCACTGAAGGTGGTAAAGAAGTTCCTTTCACAAAAGAAAATGCTGAACGTATCTTGAAAGAATATTCGTTCATTAAAGATCAAGTATTAGAGGAGGCAGGTTCCCTGCTTAACTTTTGCTGAAGATGAAATAGCTGAAGCTGTAGCTTTTGCAAAACAAGAGTTCAGCCTTGGTAGAAAAGCCAAGGACGGCTCTTCGTTAAGAGATCAGTTAAATTCCGTATGGCGGCAAACAGGTGTAAAACCAAAAGAACTTGAACAATTAGTTGAGTTACCTGAAGGGCTTTACTCTGTTTGGAAATTCTTTATTGATCTGCATAATGCTAGAGGCTCTAATGGCTTTGGTATTAATCCTATATCTTATACTGAAATTAAATCTTATTTTGATTTGATGCAGATACAAGCAGAGGATTATGAGGTTATGTTGATTAAGTTATTTGACAATGAAGCCTTAAGTGCTTACGCAAAAGAAGCAGAAGCTGAACGCAAAAGATCAGCTAAGAAATAAAGTACAGGCCTTTAACACAGGTTTGTATTATGTATGAATACAGAATATACGTATTTGTACATATCTATGAGTATAAATACGTATTTATAGATATGTATACACAACCAAACGAGAATAAAATATGGATTTAGCAGAATTAAAGTTCGTAGTAGACACAAAACAACTAGATGCAGCAGCTAAGAGTATTGCAGCATTAGGTGTAGAGGTCGGTAAATTAAATAAACCAATGCAGGCTTTGAATAAAGAGACTGCACAAAGCGCTAAAGAACTATCTAAAGCTGAAGAAGCTGCAGCTAAAGCTGCCTTGGCTCAGAGTAAGTTAGAACAAGCTCAATCAAAAGGTACACAAGCTGCAAGTAAATCCATTAGTGTACTAGAACGTCAGAATCTTATTCTTGAGTACATGGCTCAAGGTAACTCCAAAGGTCAAGCTTCAATTCTAGCCACTGCAAAAGCTGCAGGTGCTTTAGATGCTGACATGCTTGCTCTTAATCAAACACTGAAAACACAGAGAACCTTGATCGGTGGTGATCCGTTTGATAAAAGCATCGGTTTAATGCAGAAGCTTCAAAACGAATATAAAACA